TCATCGGCGGCCGAAGTGATCACGACCTGCCGGCGGAAGTCCATGGTGGCTACGCCGCCTGAGGCAAACGCGCCGTCGAGAGTCAGTGCCTGCCGCCCTCCGGCAGCAGGCGTCTGAGATGTCGCAACAGCATCTGGATCAGTAGCGGCGTAGGGCGAGATATTTAATACTCTTGGCCTCATGATGTGGCCCTCCTATTCGCTGTGATTAGATGGCTGACGGTACGCGCTGTCTCGAGTCAGTGTAGTTCTCGCCCAGACCTTCCTTGGTGAGATCCGCCAGGTACGTTACCTCGATGTCGTCAGTTAAGGCGATAGGAATGTAATCCGCACGTTGATCCACGCTGGTCGCAGTTGGCGCGATGTTGTTGCCAGCGTTGTAACTGCCAGTGATCTCGACGGTGCTACCCTCGACAGCAAGGTGGGTTTCCATCCTGCCCGTTGTGTGGCTGGCGAAAGTGTTTATTGCTTTCCTTCTCAGCCCACGAGGTCCGGTTTCCTGTTGGCCGATAGAAACGACACCGGCTGTATCGTCATCGACGATGACGCGCCTGATCTTGGTGAAATGCTTGTTACCTTCGACCGTGGTCGCGTTCGGGCCTGCACGTTCTTCGGCCATTGGTCTGCCGTTGGCATCATCGCCGAGAATCGTGAATGTCCTCGCGCTTTCGTTGCCAGCCGCAGTGATCGAAAAACGACCGCAAAAAAGGTTAATACCAACGCCATCGACGGCATCATTGCCGTTGATATCCAGATCCTGTTCACCGCCAGCCGCTGGTGTCTGGTTCAGCGCGACCGATTGGTTGTCGCTCGAGCCTCCCTGAATAGCCTCGGTAACCATGACAGCGATGCGAATTCCTCGCAAAGTGTTGCCAAGCTCGTCGCCCATCCCGAAATCCGGATCAGCGAGATTAAAAGCAACGCCGTCGCCGGCCAGTATTTGTGATGCATGGGTCAGTGTATGTTTACTCATGACAGCCCTCCTTAGGGGCAGCGGCGCTTTTAAGCCGCGTCAGTTGTTGTAAATGGGGCCGGCACAGCGCCGACCCCACGGTCACGGATTTGCTAGGTGCCACCTCCCGGTGATCCGTATGCACCACGCCAGTCAGACCAGCCGTAGCTGTAGCGTTCCCGAGCCTTGTAGCGCAGGTTGCCGGTCTCGAAGTCGCCTTCGATTCCTCGCTGCACATTCTTGCGCACAAAATGCTTTGTGCCATCAGGGCAATCGGTCAAAAGAAACCAGGCATCCGGATCGGTGAATCGGTGATTCACACAGAACCCGTCGGCCACTGTTCCCAGTGTGTTGATTGCATTGATGTCGTTATCGCCTGTGCCGGTTCGATATGGCGACTGCAGGATCCGTGTTGCCACGAACTGCAGTTGCGTCGGCACTGCCATCTTCTTGATCTGACAGGCGATCGGGATTCCCCGATCATCGTCAAACTCAGAGATGTCTATAGCGGCCTGCTCCAAAGAAGCCTCGGACAGATCGGCTGCGACTGCCAGGGTGTTAGCCTGGACGCCACCACCGAACTGCGGATGCGATGCACTAAACAGCGGCACACCGTCACCACCCGGGAAGGTGGCATCGAAGCCGTTGTTAAAGATGTCCGCACCCTTAACTTCTTTGGTCTGTTGTAGTGAGCGAGCGAGCGCTCGAGCGTACTTGCTACCGATCGAACCGTACAAGCCGTCCTCTTCCGCTTCCTCAGTGATCGAGAAAGCCAAAGCGATCGTCTCATGCGTGTATCGGGCAACGTAACTCTCAGCCCCCTCGTCGTACGCGACACCCTCACCTTCAGGCTTGACCGGTGCTGCATCAAAGCCAGCGAGCAGGACATCTTCCTCGAAGGCCTTCACAGACCGTTCGATTGCGAAAAGATATTTCCACTCTTCTGGGTAGCGTGCGTACTCCATGCCGAACACCGTGTTCAGCCCTTCCTGCAGCTGCTTTCTAAAGTCAGCGCGATTCATAGCCATATGATTTCTGCTCCCTTAGATAATAGTTACAGTTGACCTGTTCTCATGTTGATTTATGAGAACCAGGGCGTCAGCAAACTCGCCAAAGTCGTTGTTGACCACAGGGCCAGCAAGCCCCAAGACCTTCAGTGTTCCCGTGCCGCCAAATGTTGCTTGGTCAAGCTCGAAAGCACTACGACCTGTGAATGAATTCCCCGCACCGACCAGATAGTCGGCCTGTGCGCCAACATCTGCTGCAGCCAGTCCGGCGGCGCCTGATACTTGGATCACGAATCTCATGTCGGGATCGTCGTATACCAGCGCCTCTACCGGGCTGCGGGGGTCCTCTTGTACTACGGTGCCTGCTATCCAGCGCGGCCGGAACTGCTGTTCGCCATTACTATCGACGTAACGTACGCCTGCGAATACGCCTATGGCGACATCGCTTGCTCCGACTACATCAATAAAAGCTCGACCATTCAGCAAACTCGCCGAACCCGTCGTCTTCACCGGGTCACCGGAAAAGATGTCGTTCGGATGCTGATCATCGATGGCGTACGCCACTAACCTACCTGGCGTTCCACCTGTTCCATGCCTTACTGGACGCAGACCGTTTGGTCTGTCCACGTTCATTCGGATAAGCCCTCCGCTATCACGTGATGGTTAATTGATTAAAAGTCGTCGTCGGCTGCCTCTACTTGCCTGGCCGTACCTTGGGCGACTCTCACCCTGGAGCGCGAAGCTGATCGGATATTTCCGAAACCAATATGGTCCTCGCTATGCACTCCCTTGACTTGCCGTTCGACCGCGCCAGTTTGCCGAGCTTGCTTTCGCTTGTAGAAGCGATCGCGTTGCTGAGCGACACGTTCGGGCATTTCCATCAGGATCAAGTCCTCTGCGCCGATGTAATCGCCTTCGCCCAGGCTGTCGTGTTGGATGATCGGCAGTGAAAGACCGCCCATGGCCGAAGCCTTGAGTGGTCGCCATCCCTCACGCATTGCCTTATTCAGGCGAGCGGTGTCTCGGACGTTTCCAAGACGTATCCGAATCCAACGGTTAACCATGCCCGACCGTGCAGGCGGAGCTTCAAGGTTTGACGGCCTGATCCACTCGGTGACCTCGTTATCGAGATCGGCCGTGTAGTCAGACGCGAACGCTGAATCGGTATTTTCATCATGTGGTGCCTCGTGCCCGGATCCGGCTGGATGCACCATCTGATCTGCAGTGTTGCGCTGGCCCTGCTTCTCGACCTTGCGCTTCTCGAGCGCCTTGCGCTTACCCTCCAGCATTCGCTTCGTAGCTGCGATCTGGGCTGGGGTTCTTTCTGGTTTCTCTGCCTCTGCCACCTGCGGATCAAATTCCTCAGAGCTATCGACATCGACATCAAACACGCTATCGCCTTGTCCAGGATTCATATCGCTCTCCTTTCTGCTTCACGCCTGTTGGTCTCGGCCACCTGCTTGGCATACTCGGCGCAATGTTCCGCGTTCTGGGGATCCAGATGGAACTTGACCATGTTTGCCTTGTGCGCAGCAGTCAGCGTGACCTTCGAGCTACTCTGACCGTTATCCCCGCGGCGCTGCGACCGTCGCGTTCCACCGGCCCCGCCGGGTAAAGCAACAGGTGACTTGCCGCGGCCTCTGCTTCTACCCTCATCAAGATCGATATCGATGTCGTCGGGGTCTACCTCGCGGAGGTCGTCGAACTTCTTGTCAAAGTTATGGTTGAAGCGAATCCAGTAGGCATCGCCGTTCGGGTCGAGACCCATCGCGACGAGCTTCTTGTCCAGCTTCCTGGCATACACGACTGCATCTTCATGGTCGGGATCGGACCACCAGGTCTCGTTGTCCCGAATGAATTGCATCGCGCGTTTGTTCGCTGGCAGTTCACCAGCACCACCGTCCAGGCTCTCGATGATTGACACAGAGGACTCGGCAGCAGCCTGCTTGGCTTGCTTGTCGCTGTTGAGTTTGATCAGTTGAGAATTCAGCGCAGACTGGGCTTTGGTATCGCCTTCCTCCATCGCCGCTTCCATCTCTTCAGTCAGCCGCGTTTCTTCCGCAGCGAACTCTTCCTCGATGGTGTCGACTTGCTGGCCAGCCTTGAGCTCAGCGACCTCTTGCTTGAGTGCGTTGACCTCGCCGGCAACGACCTCGCTTGCTTCCTCGAGGTCCACTTCCAACTGACTTATTTTGCGACTCTCCAGTGTTTCGCGTCGCTTGTCTTTCGAGCTACTGTCCCGATCGCCTGCGGACCTTGCGTCGGCATCGTTATCGGCAGCGCTCACAGCTTTCCCGGGGTCTTCCTCGTCAAGGTCAACCTCCACAAAAGCCTCGTCTGGATTCTCAGGGTCCTCGACCATGTCCCCAAACCCAGCGGTCGATACCGGCGTGGATTCACGGCGGATATCTTCGAACTGATAGTCGAAATCTTTCTTAGGCATGCTGCCCTCCAGCGGCCTGCGCATGAAACTTACAGAGTCCCGCGCACGTTGTCACGATGATTAGATCGCTAACGTATCAAGTCTCTCCGGCTGATCTGTCTCGCCCCACATCTCGGTGTCGGTGATCTGTACGAACTGCAAGCCGTCAATCGTTCGAAAACGAGTGCCGGCATTCTTGTAGAAAACTACCTTGTCGCCCAGCTTTGGGTTGTCCTCATCGCTGAGCTTCAGCCCAGAACGAGTCTTCGCCTTATAGGCCAGTCGCCCTACCGCAACCACCATTCCGACGTACGTTAGATACGATTCAATGTCTAAGCTTTCGCGTATCATCTGGAAACCCCATTCGGTGATCTCCTCCGGTTCGCGAATCATGACAAGGCATCGCCAGTACAACGGTCTGAACGGTACGTGCGGCGCCCGTGGCCTGTGCCACGGTCTCATGAAATTCCACAGCCGAACTCGCCAGCGTCTCTGATCTGCGCACCATGCTTCGATTTCATCGTACTTGGCATTAGCTGCCTTAGCTTTCGTGTCTGATGCAACGACCAGGTCAACGACTTGTTCAGCGGTTTTACTCATGCACGTAGTTCCTCCAGTTCATCTTCACCGGCATCGTCATCCGAGAGATCCACGACCCAGGCACGGAGATCATCGAGAGCCTGGACGATGCCAACCTTGCGGTTGTACTTGTCTAGGTCGAGACCACTGTCCATGGAATCGTGGGCATCTGAGATTTTTTCATCGATGCGATTCAGAATTTGCCGTTTGTTCAATGCATATAGCCCTCGTGACCAGGGCGATGGCGGTTACCAATCGGATGCGCCACCGTCCCCGGTCTGTTGGTTTTTCCCCATGGCACCGATCGCGCCGTCATTAGCTGACTTCGCTCCGTGTCCCATCGTGTTGCGCGCCATGCTCGGTTTGCCGTGATGAAGCTTCGACTTCTCCTCGCCTGACTCGCCCCCTCCCTGGATGTCCGTACTCTTCGAAGGTTTCTTATCGGCCTTGTGAGTCGCTTTAACGTGACTCACGGCTAATACTTCATCTTCTTGGAGCCGTGACCGGGGTTGCCCCCTTTCTCGTTCTCCATGCCGTCACCGGTCTTCTGGGCCTTGCCCATGGTGCCGTCGGCAGTGTCCTGCCCTTTGCCGGTCATAGCATCGCTCACTTTCGTGGCTGACCGGCCAGCATCCATGTCTGGTGATGGCTGTGGATGCTTCAGGTATGTGGTTCCCATAACCGAAGTCCTCCTCGTTGTGCGCTGATCTTTGCCGGCTCAGCGCTTACCGTGAAACCTCTCGTTGCAGCAACTCGTGGATCGCCTGTTGCTGTCCCTGACCGCCGGCATACAGTCGCCGGATGTAGGCCAGGAGTTCACGAAATCCTATGTTCAGTTCCTTCGCTGCCGCAGCGAATGGCCGTGGTTGTAGCGGTGGTCGCACTCCCCGGCGCTGCAGGAATGCCCTGGCCGCTCTAATCTCAGCTGGCGTTGGCGCTTTGGCCATCGGCCTTCTTCTTCGGTGTCCTGTTGGTCTCAGTCTCTAGCTTTCGTGACCGGCTGACCGGCGCCTGTACCAATGCCTGGCGTTTAGCCGCAGCGAGTTTCTTCTCGCGCTCGATGTCGGCTACGTTCTCCTGGTTCTTGCGTATCTCCTCGGCAGTGAATGCCTGCTGTTTCTGCGTCATCTCCTGCGCATGCTCTTCGGCAGCCTGGCGTTGCTTCTCCTGATGCTCAGCCTTCATGCGCTCGAGCTTGCCGATGGTCTCGGCATCCTTGGCGTCCTCGATCGCCTTGACCTCGGCCTCTTCCGGGGTGAGCGGCGGGCCGCCCTCGGCAGCTTCCTTCTCCTGCTGCTGCTGGCGCTGCTTGGCAGCGATGGCCTGGCTGAGCATCTGCTCGATATCAGGCGGCAGGTCCTCGGTCTCAGCCTCGTCATACAGGTCGAATGGCGGCAGTTCCATGCCCAGCATCTGCTCGACTTCCTTGCGGTACTGGCTGACCAGATGCTCCATCTTGTGCGACATGAACACCGGCTCGACCTGCTTCCACAGATCTGGCTCGCCCGTCGCCATCATCTCGGCAAACGTCTGGTGAACCGCCATGTGGGCATCGTCGTCCTGCGTTGTCTGCACCTGCACCGGCAACCCGGTGGCCATCATCTGGTTCTCGCTGACTGGGTCCAGGTTCTTCGGCTCTGTGTCCTCTGGCAGTATCTTGTCAATCTCAGGGACCTTGAGCGCCTGCAGCATACGTCGATGCGCTTCCTTGCGGCCCTTCTCGCCGTACAGGTCCGGTGCCGACTCGACAAGCTCAAGCACGCCTTGCGACTGGGCGATGCGCTGCACGCTTGAGAAAATGTTCGGGTCCGATACCGGAATGACATCGACGCGGCCGTCGAAGTCC